GCGACGGGGACGGACCAACCGATGGAGGGAGTGCGACATCCTCCGTTGCACGCTCCTCGGACCGTGCCAAGTACGCTGGTTCGGCAGATGGCCAAGGCGAGGAACCGAAGCGCGCTCTTATTCCTGGCGGTGGAAGACAGGGAGAATCGGGGGGCGTGGAAGAATTAGGAAATGCGCCGGCACCAACAAAAGAGCTGCCGAGAACACTTTGGGACTTGATAAAGGCAGTAAATGAGAAAGAGCAAATTGTGCCAGTGATCAGCAAATTGTTGGGGTCCGAAGATGAAAAGACGAAATTGCGCATGGTCGAACTGATCATGAAAACAGGTTATTCGGAGAATGCTCCAAGCGAGAGCGCGGGTCATTCGAGTTTTGTGAACTGGAATATTCGAGACTGAACAGATTGGAGGAAGAAAGATGGCGAGTGCGAACCTGAGTGTGAGTCCGAAGGTCGTTTTTGTCGGTGAGGTGACACAGATTGCCGGCGTGGCATCGGTGGTCGGCGGATTGGTGTTGAGCCTGCATCACTGGCCGGCTGCGGCGGCGTTGATCGGGGGGCTGACGGCATTTTTTGTGGGGAAGAAGCTGCGGGGAGCGTGAGAGGGAAACCGAGAGCAGAGACGCAGAGAAGAACACAGGCTAAAGCCTGTGCTACTGGGCGGGCGAAATGGGTTGGTACGATGCGTTTCCGCGACAGAGAGAATTTCACCGGTCCAGGAAGAGGTACCGATTATTTGGAGGCGCCGCCGGGCCCGGGAAAACAAAGGCGCTGCTAGCGGAAGCCATTCAGCAGGCTCGAGACGTAGATGGGAGCCACACGCTCCTGCTGCGCAGGACGTATCCCGAATTAGAGTCGTCGTTGCTGACGTATTTCCGTAGAGATGTGCCGCGGGATTGGTACCGAAGCTATAACGAAGCGAAACATCTCGTAACGTGGGCAAATGGTTCGACGACGAAGTTTGGTTATTGTCGCAATGAAAATGACGTTTACCAGTACCAGGGCGCGGAATATTTGTTCATCGGAATCGACGAGCTCACGCATTTCACGTTGAAGCAGTGGCAGTTTCTGACTTCCAGGAACCGTTGCCCTATTCAAAAGTACACAGGTGGCAAGTACAAGGGCGAAGACGTCGTGCCGCACATGGCGGGGGCGACGAACCCGGGGAATATTGGGCATGCGTGGGTGAAGGCGCTGTGGGTGGACAAGGTAGCGCCGGCTGGATTCGAGCGGCCGGAGCTTTATGACCCGACCGACTACGATTTTATTCGCGCGCGGATTGAGGACAATCCGATTTATGCGAATGATGTGAATTACAAGAAGACGCTGGCGGCCCTGCCGGACAAGTTGCGGCGGGCGTTTTTGGACGGGGATTGGGATTTTTTTGCCGGGCAATACTTCGATTTGTTTGAGGCGGGGAGGCACACGGCGCGGGCAGAGGAGTTGAAGATCGAGGAATGGGCGCCGCGATGGATTTCGATTGACTGGGGATTTCGTCATCCGAGCGCGGTGTATTGGCATGCGGCCTGCCCGCCGGCGCAGGCAGTAATCCGTAATCAGCGATCAGTCATCCGTCAGAAAGATTTGCGCGGAGACTCGGCGAGCACGCCAGGATCCCTCCACTTCGAGCCGCAAAATGCGCGGCTCTCCGGTCGGGATGACAGTGGCCGGAGGATTGTGACGTACCGGGAGTTCGTGCAGAACGAGCTTTCGCCGAGGATGCTGGGGCAGGCGATTGTCGAGCAAACCAAGAAAGAGAAAATCCGGGAGATTTATTTATCGCCGGACGCGTTTGCGAAGCACACCAGCGAGGCTTCGATCGCGGAGCAGTTGGGCGAGGTACTGGAGAAATACGGACTGCCGCGGCCGGTGCCGGCGAATGACGACCGGATCGGCGGATGGCAATTGATGTACCAGTTGCTGGAGCAAGACGCGTGGGTGATCGCGGATGCCTGCCGGAAGCTGATCGAGTGCATGCCGGCGCTGGTGCATGACGAGCGGCGGGCGGAGGATGTGCGGAAGGTCGAGGGAGACGACCCGGCCGATGCGGCGCGGTATGGAATAGTTCCCGGCGCGAGATACGCCGGAGTTGGGGCGCAGGTTGGCGCGCCCGGGGCGGGGCAGGCTCCGCCCGAGATTGGAACGGCGGCGCGGTTTGTACCGGGGATTCCGTTGGGGGTGCAGATCGAGCGGCAGATCACGGCGAAGGATCCGACGTCGCAGGCGATTCTGAGGCAGAAGTTGGAAGGCGAGGCAAGGAAACAGCTGGGACCCCAGAAGTTTGGGAGGAAGTGGAAGCGATGAGGGATTGAAGGGGCGTTTGGGCGGGTGTAAAGTGTCGCGTTGAGGTCCTATAAACTCACCGTTACTTGGCGCGAAGCTATCCTTTGTGAGTGGATTGGTCTTTCTGCTCGCAGGTTTCTTCCTGCGACGAGCGATCTTGTCCAGCGTGGCTATCTATCTTCATGCAACATATTTTGTTGTCGGGCATTTTCAGCTCTTCCTTCTTTCGAGCCTGGCCCTCTGGATTTATGGCGGAATGTATTATCTGGGCGCTAAATGGCTAGGGTTGCAGTTCAACAATAGATTGGTAATCGCACAACTTGGACTAACTCTGGCAGCGTTAATTGGACTGAACAGCGCTGTGTATCTGAGAGTTGCGAGAGTTGCTGATAACCTTGCGCGGCCTATTTTTGTAAGAGTTGGATTATTGTGCGTGAGCCTTTTCCTGCTGGGTATCGTGGTGTTTCTGGCGATTTTCTTGCTGTCCAGCGGTGAGAAGCTTTGGCGAGCTTCTGCCTGAGAATTTCCTGACCAAATCGAGGAGGGATTCGCGAAGGCGTCAGCCTACGAACGGCGTGGAGCTATGTTTGAACTGCTGAAGAGAGCGTTTACGACGCGGTATGTGGGGATGCTGGAAGGGGAAGTGGCGCGGCTGCGGATGGAGAACCGGGCGCTGATGAATTCGTTGCTGGGGACGGCGGGATTTCCGCCGGTGGAGTTTGCGGAGCCGGTGAAGCCGGTGGAGTTGCCGCGGATGCGGAGGAGATCGTGGCAGCAGATTCAGAGGAAGAATGAGGCCGAGGCGAGACAGGAAATCGAAGTAAAGAAGTGAAGGGACCGACGAAAAGAAAAAGGGCGGCCGGCTTGAACCGCCCTAACGCGTACTGGACGCGCCGAGAACCAAGTTCAGTGTAGCGCAAGAACAACACCAGTCAATGAGCTGACCCGTAGAAGGTACGTGCGGGGAGTGGGTGACTCGAACTTCTAGGGCTGCTGCCAGCCTTCCACGGTTCTCGGCCGCGTCCAGTACCCCCCACTGGGAGCACTCCGCGAAACGCCTCCGAGCATACGGAATGTATCATGAATATTACTGAGATAACAACACATGAGTAACTATACGAGCTCTAAGGCTCCGTTGCCGGGGCAAGGTCCGGGGATGGCGGCACCGGCGGACGGAAATGTGCCGACCTTGGAGATGGGTGAGATGTTACGGGATGGCGTGGTGAGCCTGGATGAACTGGGCCACCTGAGGGTGGCCGCTACGCTTGGTGCCAACTTTGAGCGGCTGGAGGAGGCGCGGCCAGAACTGGTGAATGCGCTGCGGGAGTTGGTGCGGCAGTATCGCGAAGAGGGCGTGGTGGCGCGGCGGCATGAGATCCGGAGGGTGCGGCAGGCGCGGATGTTCTGGCAGGGATTGCAGTATGCGTGGTGGAACCCGAGCGACATGAACTGGCATTTGCCGTTCGAGCAGAAGTTTTCGGACGACAGGTCTCTGGAGGAGATGCCGCGATACCAGTTTGTGACGAATTTCTACCAGGGGTTTGGGTTGTCGTTTGTGGCCGTGATCTCGCAAGACGTCCCGAGTGTGCGCTTCTACCCCCAATCCGCGCAGTCGCTGGTGGATATTGCGGCGGCGAAGGCGGCGAGCGATGTGGCGGAGCTGGTTGAACGGAACAACCGCGTGGAAGAGTTGCTGACCGCGATTGGGTATTTTCTGTGGACGGACGGGAAACTGGGCGCGCATGTGCGGTACGTCGAGGATGGGGCGCGGTTCGGGTATCGAGAGCAGGATATGATCGCGCCAGTGGAGATCGCGCTGGGGGAGGATCGGTGGGTTTGTTCGGCTTGCCGGAACGAAGTGGCGAGCGAAGAGGCGGCTCCATCCAGCACAGCACAGCAAGACGCGGTGTCAGCGCCCTGGTCCATCGACTCCGGTCTGCAAGAGGCGCAGACCTCCGCTCGGGATGACTGCGCTTATGACGGATTGACCGGGGATGAGTACGACGAAGAAGGCGGCGTAAAGCCGCCCCTACACGGGGCGGAAACGTGCCCGGAATGTGGCGGGGCGATGGAGTTGCGGAGGGCGGAGCGGGTGACGGTGCCGCGGGTGGTGGAGACGCGGAGACTCGCGAATGGCCAAGAAGTGATCACGATCGTCGGCGGGCTGGAGTTGAATACGCCGGTGTGGGCGAACGAGATGCACGAGTTTCCATATTTGCAGTGGCAGACGGAAGTGCACCGGGCGAAGTTGAAGGCAGCGTATCCGCTGGCGGCGGAAAAGATTGAATCGGCGCCGGCGATGGGTGCGGAGGACGTGTACGCACGCGTTTCGCGGATCAGCGTAGAGCAGGGGCTGCCATCGATCCATCCGGGCGATGCGCTGATGAATTTGATTACGTTTGACCGCACCTGGCTGCGGCCGTGGGCGTTTTACAGCGTGGAAGACGAGGAAGTACGGCGCGATTTGCTGGCGCTGTTTCCGGATGGCTGTTACGTGGCGTTTGCGGGGGATGCGTATTGCGAAGCGCGGAATGAGGGGATGGACGATCACTGGCGCGTGCTGCATGCGCTGCCAGGCGACGGGCAAAATCGGCCGAGCGTGGGCGATTCACTGGTGC